AGGCTCGACGACCTCCTCGCGTTCTTCTCAGAGGAAAACAAAGCAAACCTCGTAAAGATGTTTGAATTGCAAAAATTAATAGTTCTTGTCAAACTAAAACTTATAAATAAGTTAAACCGTCTTAGTAATCTTGAAACTTTTGTTAAAACTCGCAACGGTTTCAAGGTTACTGGGCAAGAAGGTTATGTTGCAATTGACACACTTGGTGGTGATGCAGTGAAACTTGTTGACCGTATGGAATTTTCGTACAACAACTTTTCACCCGATATTGTTAAGGGATGGGACAAGCCAACTAGGAACTAATATGTTAAGTTTTAGAGACTTTTTAACTGTTGATTACACGCCTGGGATGCCAGAAGAAATTTCTTATGCTGCTATGAAGCGTAAGAGAGGTCGCATTGGTGAAGAGGCTGAACAGACCGACGAAGCACTTAACTTTGCACAGAGACGCGCCCGTGCGCGTGTCATGAAGAAGAACAAGGCTAAGATTGCAATTGGTCGTCGCAAAGCAGCAAGACGCGCAGCAGACACTCCTAGACTGAATAAGCGCGCTCGCAAGCAAGCAATGAATGCGATGTTTAAAAAGTTGTCGAAAGGTGTTCCTCGCTCTGAACTACCTGCAAGTCGTCGCCAAGAAATCGAAAAGCGTCTTGAGAAAATGAGACCGCGTATTGAGAAGATGGCGCGTAGACTGCTACCTCAAGTACGCAAGATGGAAAAAGAACGCAGGTCAGGTAAGCAGACAAAAGAATGAATGTCCCGTCATTTAAACAATATCTTGTTGAAGAACAACGCGAGGTATTCTTCACTTTTGGAAGAATGAATCCTCCGACGATTGGTCATGGCAAATTAATGTCTGTTCTTGCTACCAAAGCAGGCAAGAACCCATATAAAGTATACATTTCTCAATCGCAAGATGCAAAGAAAAATCCTCTAACTTACGATCAAAAAATCAAGCATGTTCGTAAGATGTTTCCCAAGCATGCGCGCAATGTTATCTCTAACAAAAAACTGCGCAATGTCTTTGAAGTAGCATCTGCACTCTATGATCAAGGCTTTAATAAAGTCACGATGGTTGTAGGTGCTGATCGTATTACTGAATTCAAAACGCTTCTAGACAAGTACAATGGCGAGAAAGGTCGCCATGGTTTCTATAACTTCGAAAAAATTAATGTCGTCTCTGCAGGTGATCGTGATCCTGATGCAGAAGGCGTCGAAGGCATGTCTGCATCGAAGCAGCGTGAAAACGCAAAGAACAATGACTTCACAACATTTGCGCAAGGTGTGCCTAACACCATGTCGAACAAAGATGCGAAGCGTCTGTTCAATGATGTTCGCGCAGGCATGGGGCTCAAAGAAATGGTTCAGTTCAAGAATCATGTTGAACTAGAGCCTGTATCTGAAACGCGTGAAAAGTTTATCGAAGGCGAATTGTTTAACGAAGGCGATAATGTTATAATAAAGAAAACTGGTGAGTCTGGTTACATTCATCGTCTAGGCGCTAACTATGTAATTGTTGCACTTGATGAAGGCGGTGCGTCGCGTCAGTGGCTCGACGATGTAGAACTAGACGAAGCAGGCTATGGCGGAAGTGGTCTTCTGCGCGATCTAATGCCTTCGCTAGACGCATTTCTTGACAAAACTCTCAATCGTAAGAAGTATGAGCGAGCAGTTCGCACCTTCTTGGATCTTCGTAAAAAGAATCCTGACGACGCAAGAAGAAATCTTGTCAAAGCCGCACAGATTACAGACACCGATGTTCGCACACTTGATCGTCTCTTTCATAATCTAGTCAAAAAAGGTAAGATGCCCAAGCATCTGCTAAACTATACACCGACTTATAACGAAGAGGTGTCGAAAGAAAAGATCAACGCTCAGCCTAAAAAGCATACTGACAAGTGGTATGGCGATCAACCCGAATGGGGCACACCTGCTGCTACGAAGAAAGCGAAGACAAAAGTGCCTGGGCAAGAAGCAGCGCATGTTCACACTAAGTCGCCTATGAACGAAGACGAACTTGACAATGCGATGCTGCGAATTCGTCAAGACAAGCAAACGGATCGTGATCAAGAAAAGAGAGACCGTGAGCGTAAAGAAAGACAGTATGATCGTATTCTTGATCGTGCTAGATTGGCTCGTGCGCGCCGTAAAAATCGCCAGACACGACCGAATGTATAAATACAACTATACCTTAGCAGGAGATTTTCTTCAGTGAAATCATTCAAAGACATTTCTGAAAAATTGAAAAAAGACAAGGACGATCCCTGCTGGAAGGGATATGTTCAAGTGGGCATGAAAAAGAAAGATGGCAAAGAAGTGCCTAACTGTGTGCCCAAAGAAGGCGTAGATGAAAAGAAAGATACGCACAAGACGAAAGATGGGCGTACTGCTAAGAAAGGTCTTTGGTACAACATCAATCAAAAGAAGAAGCGTGGCGAAGCACCTGCTAAGAAGGGTGATCCTGATTACCCCAAAACACTAAACATTGAATCTATTGAAGAAAAGGCTGTGTCGAAAGCACAGCAAAAGTTCATGGGTATGGTTCGTGCAAAGCAGAAGGGTGAAATGGACGACGCGTCTCCTGAAGTGTCTAAGGCCGCTGCGTCTATGAGCAAGAAAGATGTAAAAGACTTTGCGAAGACTAAGCACAAGGGTCTGCCTGCTAAGAAAGAATCTGTAGAAGAAGCAAAAGTATCTGTCGGTGATCGCGTAACCCTTCAGCCTAACAAAAGCGTTCTTGATCGCAATCTAATTGGTAAAGCAGGTGTAGTCACAAACATGCTAGACGGGGATGCAATGGTTAAGTTCGCAAGCGGACGAACAATTGCTGTTTCGCCAAGACATTTGAAAATCAATGAGTCTGTTGAACTTGATGAAGCCTCTGGTAAAGACATTGCTGCTAAGATGATGAAGAGCAAGAGCATGAAAGCATTTGCTGCTAAAGTCGCTAGAATGCCAAATGTGTCTGCTGGTGATCTTGAGAAGATGCTGCCTGACTATGTTCCCGGCGCAGAGATTCGTGGCTTGTTTAAAGAAGTTACTGAGGGACCAGATTATCTGGGCGACATTCGTCGTAAGAAAGAACGCGAGGATCGTCGTAAAGCCGCAGGCCATGACAAAGAGACTCAGCGTCAAAAAACGATGCGTAAAGTCTATGGTAATTCCATGGTCTTTCTTAAGAAAGGTTACGGCGAGTCTGTTGATCTTGGTGAAGGTCGCAGCGATGCACTCAAAGCATTCGAATCACTCGTAAAGCGTGGCGGAATTGATCGTGCTACTTTCCAGAAAGCATATGACCTGTACAAAGCAACTAAATTCAATGAGTTGAAAAAATTGATTCGTGATGCCGATACTGATGTTAGCGAAGCAATTGCTGAGTTGATTCAACGGCACGATTCTAAAGCATTCAACAGCATGTATCCGAAGGCGAAGTCTGGCGACTATCTGCGTAATATTGTAAAAGAAGAAGTTGAACTTGATGAAGCAATGGGTCCGATTGACAAGGATCAACTGGCAAGACTGAAAAAAGCATATGCCGGCATTGATAAGATGAATGTTAGCGGTCCTGCATATAAGAAAGTCAAAAAATGGATTGCTTCTCTTGATAAAGAAGACCTGACGACTCTTGCAAAAGCAAAAGTCAAATGGCTTTCACAGTTCGCAGCGAGCGAACTTCGTCTGACTCATAATGTCAAAGTCAGCCCAAAAGAATATATGGAATCCATGAACTTCTTTGAATTCCGTCAAGCATTGAACGAAGCACAACTATACCACAATAGTTTTTCTGCTGCGGTACAACATGCAATGAAGCAAGTGCAAAAGAAAGGCTATGAAATTGATGAAGACGACTGGCAGCGTAAAGTGGCTTCTGGTCCTTCGAAGCCTTCTGCTGGTAAAACCAATCGTTACACTGTCGATCTCATGAAGAACGGAAAACCGGTCAAGCAAAAACTTCAGATGCAAGTTTATGGCATGGATAGTGGCAAGTACGAACTCAACATGTATGTGAGTTAATATGAAATCTTTTAAATCAATTAGAGAACAACGCGATAATGAAATGGAGAAGGCTGAGATGGCTGAACAGCAACTTCATTTCATTTGCTATGCCGTAGATGAAATTCTTGAGTATATTCAAGAAGGCGGCGAAATCGAAGAATGGTATCAGAACAAACTGAGTAAAGTACACAGTGATGTAGAAGGGCTTTACTCTTATGTGCAGGGCGAAAAGCATCGTATGAAAAATGACGATGATGACGATATGATGCCTGGAATGTATCGATGAAAAAATTTAGCGACCACAGAGCAGACGAAATCGATTGCAAATGTGAATCAATGTATGAAGAGTTGGTTTCCGAAGCAGCAGAGTATCAGGGTAAAAAAGTTACTCTGAACAATCCATTTCGTACACCTGGTGGTCCTAAAAAGTTTTCTGTCTATGTCAAGAACGACAAGGGCAATGTAGTAAAAGTAAACTTCGGCGATCCTAATATGGAAATTAAGCGTGACGATCCAGGTCGAAGAAAGAATTTTAGAGCCAGACATAACTGTGATAATCCTGGCCCTAAATGGAAAGCAAGGTATTGGTCTTGCTATCAATGGCGAAGCGGCGCCAAAGTAGACAACTAGATCGGATGGAGTAACTGACCCATGGCAGCACGAGAAACACAGTCAGCGCGACTAGATCGCATCGAAGGTAAAATTGACAAAATGACGGACGCAATCATTCAACTTGCAAAGGTTGAAGAAAAGATTGCTGATCTAGAAGAGCGTCGAGAAGAACAACACGAGAGACTAAATAGGTTATCAGGTAAAATCGATAACATCGAAAACAGTGTAACTTCTCTTGTGGAAAAAGTTGCTGTCAACCATAAGATTAGTTGGCTTGTCATTGGTGTATGTGTCGCCGCCCTTGCTGCCCAATTTGGCATTCCAGTTTAAACGGAGAGTACAATGAACTCAGAATATTTTAGAAAAATTTATAGTCTTTGGCAAGAAGTAACCCTTGCTGAAAAGAAAAAACTTGATCCTGTGGACAAGAAAGAACTTAGCAAAGACTATGATGATCGCGCTGACAAAGATATCGATAATGATGGCGATACCGATAAGTCGGACGAGTATCTGCACAATCGTCGCAAGACTATCAAGAAGGCTATAGCAAAAGAAGATAAAGAGCCTGTTGATATTTCTACCAAGTCTGTAGACAAAGCGCTG